GTGAGCAAGTACAGTTTTCTATCTATGGGCTACAGTCAAGATATGGTTGGCATAGAGATACAGATGTTAAACTAGAAGAAGGAGTTCCTATAAGAAAGTTATCTGTATCAGTACAGTTAAGCCACCCCGATGATTATGAAGGAGGAGACTTTGAGATAAAAAATTTCTTTGGATATAAATTAAATAATAATCAAAAAGAACTTAGAAATAGAGGAACTATAATAGTATTTCCTTCTTTCTTAGAACACCAAGTAACTCCTGTAACAAAAGGTACTAGATACTCTTTGGTGCAATGGTATAGTGGGCCTGATTGGAGATGAAGACACTAGAATTATTTGGAGGCTCTTGTAGCTTTAGTAGAGTAGCAGAGAAACGTGGGCATGAAATATATACAACGGATAGTGAAACCTTTGATTGGATAGAGGAAGAAACTGATATGTATATTGATCAAGTATGTGATATATTTAATTTTGATATAAGTAAAATGCCTTATAAACCCGAAGTTATTTGGTCTAGTCCTCCTTGTACTAGTTTTTCTATTGCTGCTGTGAGGCATCATTGGATAGATAACAAAACTCCAAGAAGTGATAAAGCGGTGCTTGGCTTAAAAATAGTAGAAAGAACAATAGAAATAATACAAAGTATAAAACCTAAATATTGGTTTATAGAAAATCCAAGAGGATTGCTAAGAAAACAAGATATAATGCAAGACTTACCAAGAAAAACAGTTACTTACTGTAAGTATGGAGATATGAGAATGAAACCTACAGATATATGGACTAATTGTGAATTTCAAGAAAGACCAATGTGCAGTCCAGGAAATAGAGAATGTCATCATGAACCTGCACCAAGAGGAAGTCAGACAGGAACTCAAGGACTGGCAAATGATTATGAAAGGAGTAAGATTCCTGCTGAGTTATTTGAGGATATTTTTGATTATATAGAAAATGAAAGCAGTACTTAGCGACAGAATTTATATGGAGGTGCTTCCGCATACTCAAAAGAAGATTGATGATGAATTAACGTATTCTATACCTTCTTTTAGATTTAGTGACCCCCCATTTATAATTAAAAACATGGCATTAATTAAGCAAGGACTTATAGCTATACCTATTGGTAGACAGGATTTAATACCAAACGATTACGAAATAGTTGATAAACGAACCGAGAAACCTCAGAAGTTCCCTGCTTTTGCATTTCAATTACGTGAAAGCCAACAGTTGGTATATGATGAAGTATATGATAGTGCTATAATTAACGCTTGGGTCAGTTGGGGAAAGACATTTACAGCTTTAGCAATAGCTGGTAAGTTAGGTCAAAAGACTCTTGTAGTTACGCACACTGTCCCTTTGCGTAAGCAGTGGGAAAATGAAGTACTCAAAGTCTTTGGATTTAAAGCTGGAGTGATTGGTAGTGGTAGCTTTGATACAGAACCTCCTATAGTAGTAGGAAATATACAATCACTATACAAAAGAATAAAAGATATTAGACAAGAATTTGGAACAATCATACTAGATGAAATGCATCATGTATCTTCTCCAACATTCTCACGAATTATAGATAAGTCTTGTGCTAGATATAAGATAGGACTTACAGGTACCTTACAAAGAAAAGATGGTAAACATGTTGTCTTCCGAGATTACTTTGGAGATAATGTTTTTAAACCACCAAAGGAAAACTTTATGGTGCCAAAAATTGATATCCTACAAATACCTATAAGGTTTATAGATGGAACATCAATACCTTGGGCTAATCGAATAAATGAGTTAGCCTACAACCCAGAGTACCAACATTCTGTGGCAATGGCTGCTGCATCATATGCCGCCAAAGGTCATAAAGTGTTAGTAGTATCTGATAGAGTAGATTTCCTAAAGAACTGTGCCAAACTCACTGGTGATAATGCAGTTTATGTAACAGGAGATATACCACATGAAGAAAGACCAGATATACTTCAACAGATTTATGAAGATAAAGACATACTGTATGGGACACAATCAATATTCTCAGAAGGTATTTCTTTAAATATTCTAAGCTGTTTGATACTGGCAACACCAGTAAATAACGAGCCTCTACTTACCCAGCTCATTGGTAGGGTTATTAGAGATTATGAAGGAAAACCACAACCCGCAATAGTAGATATTAATCTAATCGGAAAAACTGCAAAGAGACAGGCTAGTCAACGACTAGGGTACTATATCAAACAAGGATATGAGATATCAACCCTGTAAGCACCTCCGAAAAATACTACTTGACACGAGTTTCAAAATTTGTTATAATATATGATAAAATATAATTGGGAAAAGATATATAGAGAAGCGAAAGGCGATAGTGTTTCAATTCTCACTATTATTCATCTCTTGACTTACAAGAGAATCCCAGCCAGCCGAAAGGATAAAACATACAAGTACTTTGGGAAAAGTTTTCTCGGGGGTAGCTTTCTGTGTAATCCTAGGCAATTACTGGCAGAGAGAAGAAATTATAGTAATAAAGAAGCTGCAGAGTATATTGCAGTTGCTTCGTACCGTAATTACTTTGAATTTATGCAATCAGGTAAGACAACATTAGAGTTGCTACACTTACCTGTTGACACAACGATAGTAAATCGCAACAGACTGCTTCATCTCAAAGATGGTCTAATACACTTTGAGTTTGAAGATAACGCTAAATGGAGAACATAATGGCAATAAAATTTAATCAAACTAAGGGCGGAGCCCAAAAAGATAAAATCGACCAGTACACATACAAAGAAGGGGACAACAAGTTCCGTCTAGTAGGTGACATACTGCCGAGATACGTTTACTGGATTAAAGGTGAAAATGGTAAAAACATTCCTATGGAGTGCTTAGCATATGACCGTAATACAGAAACATTCAATAACAAGGATAAAGACTACGTAAGAGAGTTTTTTCCTGATTTAAAATGTGGTTGGGCATACGCTATTCAAGCTATTGACCCAGCAGATGGCAACGTCAAAGTTGTTAATCTAAAAAAGAAACTCATGGAACAAGTAATGGTTGCCGCAGAAGATTTAGGCGATCCAACTGACCCTGAAACAGGGTGGGACGTTTGCTTCCAAAGAGTTAAGACTGGACCTATGGCATTTAATGTCGAGTACAGATTACAAGCACTTAAGTGCAAACCAAGACCTCTAACAGACGAAGAGCAAGCTAAGATAGCTGACCTACGTTCTATGGACGATGTCTTACCAAGACCAACTGCAGACGCTCAATTAGAGCTATTGCAAAGAGTAACTCAACCTGCTGATGCTGCTGAAGCACCATCAGATGTGGATAGTGAGTTTAGTATTAGCTAGGAGAAAATTATGATAGGAGTAGGAGAACAATTTCCAAGTATGCATCTTCAAGGTGTAGACATAGACAACTCAATAATGGATATAGATATATTAACACCAACTGATTGGTCTGTAGTATATTTTTACCCCAAAGACTTTACTTTCATTTGCCCTACTGAAATAACCGCTATGGATAAATTAGTAGATGATGCAGATGTTATAGGAGTCAGCGGAGATAATGAGTTCTGTAAGATTGCCTGGAAAACAGCAGACGGTAGACTAAGAAATATTAAACATATTCTTGCTGCTGACTGTGGTTTGGTACTCGCTAGTAAACTAGGAATAGTTGACAAGCAAGAGAATGTTTGCCTTAGAGCAACATACATAATTGACCCCGAAGGGGTAATACAACATGTATCAGTTAATGCACTAGATACAGGCAGAAATGCCCAAGAAGTCCTTAGAACTTTACAAGCACTTAAATCTGGTGGTCTCACCGGGTGTGCTTGGGAACCAGAGGACGACTTCGTAGCATGATATTATTTACAGCAGATTGGCATATTAAATTAGGTCAGAAGAATGTACCAATGGCATGGGCATGTACTAGATATAAGTTGTTCTTTGAAGCAATTCAAGAATTAGAACCACACTTTAGTATGCACATTATTGGTGGAGACTTATTTGATAGAGTGCCTTCGATGGACGAGATTACTTTATACTTTGATTTTATTAAAGAAGTAAAGATACCAACAATTATATTTGATGGTAACCACGAAGCTACAAAGAAGAATAAGACTTTCTTCTCTAATCTTAAGAGAGCCACATCTGATGTAAACCCTTTAGTTGAGATTGTAGATACAACTACTGAATATGATTGGGGGACATTACTCCCATATGCAGACTTGCATAAGAAAGGTTCAATAGAAAAATGCAATCCCAACAAACCTTTGTATACTCATGTAAGAGGAGAGATACCTCCTCATGTTACACCAGAGGTGGACTTGGATAGATTTAGTCCATTTCCTGTAGTTTTTGCGGGTGACCTACATAGCCACTCCAATACGCAGAGAAATATAGTCTATCCAGGAAGTCCTATGACTACATCTTTTCACAGAGATTTGGTCACTACAGGATTTCTAATTATACATGATGATAACAGTTGGACGTGGGACACTTTCGATTTACCTCAGCTTCTTAGAAGAACGGTAACCAGTGAAAGTGAAATGATAGCGTCTGACTTTCATCACACAATTTATGAGATTGAAGGAGATGTAGCTGACTTAGCAAACATTAAGAACTCCGAACTGCTTGATAAGAAAGTAGTAAAACGAAGTACAGAAGCTACACTCAACCTCAAGAACATGACAATAGACGAGGAGTTAGTAGAGTACATGAGTGCAATACTAAATCTAAATGACAACAAGATAAAACAAATAATGGGAGTGTTTAATGATTACTCTAAAAACGCTACGTTGGGATAATTGTTTTAGTTATGGTACGAACAATATTTTACACCTTGATGATAGTAACCTTACCCAACTCGTTGGGACAAATGGACAAGGTAAGTCTTCCATACCACTTATTATCGAGGAAGTATTATTTAATAAGAACTCGAAAGGTATTAAGAAACAAGAGATACAGAACAGATTCGTTAACAATGGCTACTCAATAAATCTCACATTCTCAGTAGATGGGAATGAGTACGAAATTGATGTAAGTAGAAAAGCTAGTATAAAGTGTAAACTCTATGAAAATGGAGAGGATATTTCTAGTCATACTGCAACCAACACATATAAGACAGTCCAAGAGCTGCTTGGACTTGATTTTAAGACTTTCACACAACTTGTATATCAGAACACAAATACATCATTACAGTTTCTAACTGCGACAGATACAAATAGAAAAAAGTTTCTCATTGATTTGTTAAAGCTAGAAGAGTATGTAGAGTTCTTTGATATATTCAAGGACGCATCAAGAGAGATTTCTTTTGAAGTGAATAGTCTCAACAGTAAGTCTGATACAATAGTGAAATGGTTAGATGAAAATAAATTAGAGAGTACTAACATACTTCCTATTATAAATCTACCAAAATATTCACAAAAAGACGAAGAAGATTTACAGCAGTTACGAAGCGATTTTGAAAAGATTTCGGAAAATAATAAAAAAATTATAGATAACAATTTTAATCTCGAACTACTTCAAAAGGTAGAGACGAGTGAGCATAGATTGTATAAGGGTGAAAAGATTGACCTTGCCGCTAAGTCGCAGAAACTTGGCACTATACGTGCAAAATTGTCTGATGCTCAAGCGCATTTGGACAAACTTGCAAAGCTTGATACTCAATGCCCTACCTGTGAACAGGAAATAGATTGGGATAAACTCGAAGAACTTCGAATGAATTATGTAAGTATTATTACAGATGGAGTTGACCACGAAGAAGATATTGAAGAAGATATCGAGAGAGCAAGAGAAAACAATAAGAAAGTTGCAATTCGTGATGTACAACAACGCGAGTTTGAAGAACTTATGAGAATTGTGGATAAAAGTCTACCTTCTCAAATTTTAGACGGCGACGAGATTTCCACACAGATTGACGAACTCTCTTCAAAGATTGCGAATATTCGTACAGAAATCGAAAGAATAAGTTCCGAGAATATAGTGGCAGAACGCCACAACACTCGTATCTCTATCATTGATGAACAAACAAACGAAATGGAATCGCAACTGGAAGGGATTGTCGCAGCTTTGGGTAAAGTAGAAGAAAAGTCTGCACACCTCGAGATATTAAAGAAAGCATTTAGTACAAATGGACTACTTGCATACAAGATTGAAAATCTAGTAAAAGACTTAGAGCAACTCACAAATGAGTATCTATCTGAACTTTCAGATGGTAGATTCAGTTTGGAGTTTGTTGTAACGAATGACAAATTAAATGTCGAAATAACTGACAATGCAAAAGTAGTAGACATACTTGCATTGTCTTCAGGAGAACTCGCAAGAGTTAATACAGCAACACTACTAGCTATACGAAAGCTAATGAGTAGTATTTCTAGTTCTCGTATCAATACATTATTTCTTGATGAAATCATAAGTGTACTTGATGATGAAGGAAAAGAAAAGATAGTAGAGATACTATTGGACGAAGATCTGAATACTTACTTAGTATCTCATGGTTGGACACACCCACTCGTAGCAAAAATAGAAGTAGTAAAAGAGGAAAACATAAGTAGGCTTGAATAGTGGATACATTCATAAAACATGAATGTCCAGTACTAAAGCGAATGATATATATAGCCGTAGGTATGACCTGCGCACATTGTAAAAAATATGGTAAACGCAAGACAGAAAGGAACAAAAGCAGAAAGAGAAGTAGCAGGAATGCTCAAAAGACACACAGGACTTGATTTTATACAGACGCCCGGTAGTGGTAGTGGTAAAATTAAAGGAGACTTGTATGTCGAAGATAAACACAATCTCTTTCTTATAGAGGTCAAACACTATAAAGATATGGGTTTTACTCACAAAATCTTTACACAGAAAAGTAATAATTTTGTAAAGTGGTGGAACAAAGCAATATTACAGGCACAGCAAATGGAGCAAGAGCC